TTACAAATAAAAAGCAACCATATAAACCGTTGTCGTAGTCTGCATCTACAACATAAGTCCAACCAATAGCTTTAACTTTTGCTTCGTGCCAGCAACCACTCTTATCTTCAAGATGCTTTTTTTTCCAAATTAATTTTTTCATATTATTAAAACAGCTTTTTCTTTCCTTCTTTTTTTAACGATTCTGTGTATTTTTGTTGTCTCTCTGTAGACACTTTATCCGCTTCTGGTGTATCTAAAAGTTTACAGAATGCATTATTGATTGCTTGCTGTTGTTGTTTATCTGAAAGCTCTCCGTTACCAACTCGGTGAGCATATGACCAAACATCTGCATTCCGAACCAACTCAGCAATACCATCATTGTTACAAGATACTATAAACGAATTGATCTTGTGCAAGTAGGACTCGTATTGTGCTACTTTCTCTTTAAGAGTAGGATTCTTCATTTGTTAATAATAGTGAAATTACTAGGACAAGTCAAGGAATTTGTTTAACAAGCTCTCCTTTTTTATTTGTTAATATAAGGCTCGTTCACTATAACGACCCATTGGTTATCTACTTTTTCAATTTTGGTTGATTTGCCCTTAGGCAGTGGTTTATTCTTGAAAGCTAACTCTACAGTAGCCCACATTGTCTCCCAGTCGTTTTTTTCGAATGCTTTATTTAAAATGTCGTATGCTTTTTTAGGAACCGGAAACGTCTTGGATGGTTCAAAGTTTAGTATTTTTGGAACAGGAACTTTACTACACTGCAATGGACCATCTCCAGAAACATCCATTATATTTCTATATCCATCGTTTCTTTCGTAATGTAGATATTGTTCAACAGTCTTTTTAATCTCCCAAGCTTGTGTACCGTCTTTCATTTGTTCCTGACCAACTCCGTAATAAGCATTGCGATTGTTGATTATATGCTCGTCGTTACGAAACACAAGAGTCCTCACAAAGCTTTCAATGGTTTCTCCGTCCTCATAAGTCAAATTCTTATCACAAAAAGTTGCATCAAAAGCGGACTTAATTTGACCTGAACGCAAGCGACTATAAACCTCCATGGCGGTCACAATAGTATGCAAGTGCTCTTCGTCAAATTGAATAGCTACCTTTTTACGGGGTTTAGTTTTAACAGGCATATATACAGATTATAATCAAGGTTTGGACAAGTCAAGGAATTTGTTTAACAAGCTCTCCTTTTTCATTCCAAATATAATCTTTCATAATATTACCAACAATTTCTAAAGAGTCCATCGCAACACTCATAATAGGCACAAAGCTATTATCATATTGAATAACGTAAGCACAGTAACTGTCCATATATTCAATTACTCCTAATTTGCATTCATTAGAAGAGTATACAAACTTTACGACGTCATCCTCATAGACTTCTTTCATGTTCTTGTCATAAATGCCTAGAAACTGTTTAGGTTTAAGAAATTCATCAGGTTCGAACAATTCGTCGACCAATCCTTTGTATGTGTAGTTTTCTACAAAACTTTTAGCTTGTGGGTTCCAAAATTTAAATTTGTTTTTGTTCATATTATCAGTTCACTTATAAAAGAAAAAGAGAGCATATATAAAAACAATAGATGCAGTCATTAATAGAATTGCTTCTACCAAATGTCGTTTGAAATTCTTTACGCATTTTTTAAACTCTATAAACTCTTTTTTCAATCTTTCGACATCGTAAGCAATAAGCATATCGTTTTGTTTGAGCTTCATTTCCAACTCATTTAATTGCTGCTTTGTAAAATTTGTAGACGTTTCTAAAATACTAATTTCTAGTTCTTTTAAAACTGGTTTGGTTGTGTCGTTGGCCATGTGTTAAAGTTTAGCAGTTTTTATTTGAAATTCAAGAAAATTTTCTGCTCCATAATTTTCTGAGTCATTGAATGAAGATTTTTTTAAAAGTTCTTCTGCCTCTTTTTTATTTTCAAATGTTGTTGCAGATGGTTTTAGACACAAACAAATCATTGGAATGCCTTGCTTATCTTCTCTGAAGAACACCCAACACTTAGTTGGCTTGTGGTAACATGCGAATTTATTCATTTTTTTCTTTATTAAAAGGACAATCACTCAACCAAGCATCACAAACCAAACATTCTCCATTATGATCTGGATTACAAGGCAATTGAAAAATATTTCCCATTACTTCAATATCATCCCCACTCCATATACCTCTATAATCTTTTTCGTTAACTTTTGAATGAAAACTAGCATCTAGAAAAACTACTTCAGCCTCAAAGCTTTCATTAATAAACTCTTCGGAATACGATCTAATAATATCGCCTTCGTAAATCTCCTTTTTGTTCTTATCATATTCTCCAGTAAATTGCTGAACAACATATTCATCACCACCAGAACCATTCTGAAGGTTTTGAAATTGTCCATTCAAATCCAGAACATAATGTCCTTGATAACCTTTGTCTGCATAGATGAATTGTTTTGCTAGTTTATCCCATGCTCTGAATTTAAGTTGTCTTTGCATATTTCTTTCTTTCAAGTCTAACTTCTTTTCTCTTCAAGTCAAGTTTTTTAATTTTCTTTAAATGGTTTTTGTATTCACTTCCTATTGTATTAATATAACTTGCAGCTATACCTAAAAATGCATTGCGTTTTTGTAGTTCTCCAATCTCTCTATCTAACCTTTGCAATTTTTTAAAATTGGTCGAAGAAGCACGACTCGAACGTGCGCCACTCATGCGTCCATGGTTGTTCTTTCCTCCTAAACTATTCTTCGTCATATTTTAAGTCAAGCCAATTCGTATCTTCTGGATTCCTCATACTTGATAATCGTATTGTGTTTTTTTGATTGGTAAATATTTTTTAACTAAATTTTGATTTTCAAATTCTTTAAACCAAGAAATTTCAAAAAGCTCTTTAGTTTCGATATCTTGAAAAACGTCAGTTGCTGAGGATATTCCATTTGTTGCATGAAAAAATTCTGTTCTTTCAAAAAAACTCAATTTTTTATTTTTAAAAAAAGATGCAACATCTTCATAGTCAAAATTATCATCATTCATATTTCAAGTCAATCAAAAAATCCTTCATCTTTCAAATATTTTTTAATTCTTGGAAAGTATTCTATTATGCTTCCTTCTTCAACTGTGAACACATCTACAGAGCCATCTGCTAAATTTAATAGAGCCTCAACTTCTTTACCCATGTAGTTAAAAACTATAGGTTTTCTTAAACAATTATTCATATTTCAAGTCAAGCCAATTCGTATGCTCTGGCATTATTTCCACCTTAACACCAACTTCTTCTGATTTGTTGATGATGTCATTAAGAACACCAGAACCATACATATGCATTCCGTAGTTACTATTAAAACCTTTATATATAGAACCAGAAAATCCTTCAAACAACCAAGAATTTTCTCCCTTTGATACTTTTCTAATACCACTATTCAGCTTCCAAGTATTAGAACCAAGATAACCACCATACCAGCATCCAAATACTTTGTAGGTCAATGGAAATTCCTTTCCTTCAATCTTAACAACTACCCATTTATCAGGAACATAGTCGCTCATTTGACGTACTCTTTTTGATAGTTTAAAAGACCCTTGATTTGATCAGATGAGTAATCTTTACTAATTGCTTCTTTTATGATGTCATTCGTTTGCTTGTTTAACAAAAATTTTGTATGAGCTTCGTAAGACATGCACGAAAATATCACAATCATTAAAGCAGTAAAGCAAACGCATATTACTTTTTCAATATTAGAATTCATAATTTATCAAACCAACCAAGTTCGTATACTAACTCTTCAGTTTCTTCTAGAGTAACACCAGTTGAAGAAGAAGCAACTGATATTTCTTTTACTGTATAAGTTTTACCCTCTTCTAGCTTCTTGGCGTTCTCTATTCTATCTCTAAAGTAATGCCATTCCCCAGCCTTCTTGAAGATAATTGTATCTCCGTGTTTTGTATTTTTATAGTCTGCTCTCATCTGTTATATCGAATGTTGCATTTTTGTGTATTTTTATTTGATCTGAACGAAAATGAAATATGTTGCCTCCTTTTTCTAAAACAATAGTCCAAATATCATTTTCAAATGTGCCAGCATTAGTGACATATATTGCATATCCATCTCCTAGTGGAGTAATTACTGGAATAGGTGTACAAAACTGCAACATATATTTATTTCACTAAATAGTCTATATACTTCTGCAAGTTCACCAAGTCTTCTTCCAAAATTCCTTCAACTGAAGAAACAGCAACTGCTCCGCTATATCCTTTTCTGTTATGGAGTTCAATATCTTTATAGTATCTCAAATCAAAAGTGAAATGATCCTCAAAGACAGGAACAATTGCTTCTAGATGTAGTCTCCTATTAGTTGACCATTTGCTTCTGAAGCAAAATTGCCAATAACAATAAGAGTCTTGTTCTGGTTCATCCATAGATACAGACAAATCCTTCCAGCATCCAGAATACCTTCCATCAGTATACCACATGTATTCAAAGTGATGAAAATTAAATTCTCGGAGTTGCTCTTGAATCTTTTCTGCTTTGTTGAACAGTCTAATCGTTTCAGCTTTCATTATTAATCATTTAAAAATTGTTTTAAATCCCAGCCATATACCCCGCGATCACCCTTTTCTATCATAGGACATGTTTTCCCTCTCATAAAAATATCCCAATGCGGATGAATATCAGAAGGTATTATAGAAAGAATTTCGCTTTCTTTTATTGCTTCGTTTTTTGAAAGTTCTCTTAATTGTTTAATCCATTTAAGTGTTTTCATATTTCAGCTTTCATTAGGAAAAGTATAAGTCGTATTCGTAATTTCGTCCTTGGTCATCAACTAGAAACATCTTCCATGATAGAGGATCAGTATATTGTTTCTCAACAGAAACGTCAACAATATTAAATTGAGGTTGTTGTACTTCTTCAACCACATCATCAACAATTGCTGTTACAATTGGTCTTGCTGCTTTTACTTGTATTGGATTATTTTTGGGGTTCATTAGGTGTTTTAGTGTTCGTTTTAGTTTTATACGCTTTTTTAATTTCGCAAAAAACGGTTTTAGTTTTTTTGCACGTTTCGAAAATAGCTGTCGTTAAAACAGACAAACATAACAAAAATACCGCTGTCTTATTCATGACTGGTTGTTTCTCGCTGAAGTTCCATGAGCTTAAAAAGTTGTTGTTTCGTTAATGGTTTGTTATCTAACATACAAAACACAATCGATGACAAAAAAGATTTACCGTAAGTTGTAAATATGTACTCTGCTTGTTGCTTTCTGTTATCAAAACGTTTTATACTTGATGCAAATTCTCTACTTTTTTTAATAATTTGTTTGGTTTGATCACCGAGTTTGCATATATTTGCAATTTCTAACTTTAGCTGTTCTGCTATTTCGTAATCAAATTTAGTTTGAATTATTTCGTAAAATTTATCCAAAGACGGCATGTCTTCATCGAGATAAAAATTAATAAGATTGTTAAAGGAGCTTAACTCAGATTTAACTCTATGTAAAAACAAGTACCAATCTGATTTTAACTTAATTCTGTTTTGATTGTCGTTATAAGAGATGACAATACCTTCTTTACCCTTCCAGTTTTTAATGTCTTGTGCTATTTTCAATAAGTCTGCAACACTGCTGTAATAATACGTTTGGGGAGTTGGCATTGGCCCAATTTTTCTCCACAAATCCGTTAACTCAGATGTAGAAATGACAGTTAAGTCGTTTTTGTTAATAGCTCCGATCAGATAAAATTCTATTTCGTTTGATCTCACAACAATAATGTTGTTCGGAGTAACAATTTCGACTAATAAGCTAATATGAGGGGATTCTTTTAAAGTTTGTATAATTTTAGGGTATTTTTTAAATAATAACTCAAAATCTTTTGCGTTGTCTTGTGTAATGTAGCTTGCAGTACCTCTAGTTCTCATAGAAAACTGGCCGTTCACATAATCACAAATAACTAATGAACCATCTATTTTGTCAGAAAAAGTCCAATCTTTGTAGTTTTGGGGATTTGGATAACATTCAGGTTTTTCGTTGTAGTTGAAAAATTTTGGCCAGCCAGAAGAAAGAACTTCTCCGTCTTTAGATACTATTAAGGAACGAAACAATAAATTATTATCACTCCACTTTGCATCCATCTCCGGAGTGACTAAAATTGCATCCTTTCCGCAAAAGCTGCACAAATTGTGACGAAAACCGTTTTTGATGTTCGGTAAAACTATTTTCATATAAAAATGTATGTTCCTGCAATAAGAAATAATATAATAATTGCAATTGCAAGAATTAAGCGTTGCTTATTGCTCATATACGTTCTCCCATATTTCATTAATATTTAAAAGTCTGTGTTTGCATTTATTAATCTCTTCAGACCAAGAGCTATGAAAATGACCGTATATGTGAAGTTTAGGTTCACATAATCTAAATATTTCGTTCATAACCGACCTTTCGTCTGTTAAATCTTCAATCAAATAGGCATCTTCTCTAGCCCATCCGTAAACGATTTCATTAAATTGCTGAGGAAAACACCAAGTTGGAGCAGTGTGAGTTACTAAAATATCGACCTGTTTGCACTTGTTTTTATCAAAATTTACACCTTCGTTTTCCCAATAAGAAATTCCTTCCTTTCTACCCGTCCGATCAATAGAGATTGCTCCGCCAATAAATTGTATTGTTTGTTCTTTATGTTTCGCAATAGCATAATCTTCGATTAATTCGAAGTTATCGAAACGGATTTTATTGCTTCCGTTAAAAAAATAAGGATTATCGTGATTTCCTCTAATACCGTAAAATTTAACGTTTTTTTTCTTAAACTCTTCATTAAGCTTTTCACAAAGGGAATATTCGTATTCTTTTTTGTATTTGAATCCAATTCCTAAATCTCCAACAGAAATTATATTGCAATTTTCTACATTTTTTCTATCTAAAATATAGAAAAGTTCATTCCAATTGCCATGGTGGTCTCCTAAAAACAAAATAGGCTTATCGTCATCTAACAAAATCATTATTAAATTATCCTTTAAAAGTAAAATAAGTCAAGAGTTATTTTAACATCTGAAAATTGCCTTTTGCGTCAGAATAAAAGACGTTTTTGAATTCAAAATACCGAAGCAAATTTTTACAACTCATGCACGGACAAGATAAATTGAGTTTTTGATTTCTATCGTATCGAAGATTAACCAATGTGCATTTTTTTGTGTTTATATTAGTTAATCGCTTTAGTTTTGTAATTGCGTTAAATTCGCTACACACATGCTTTTGATCCGAAAAATCCTCTCCAGTACGTACTGAAATTTTTCTATTAATGAGATTAGTAGGATGAGTTTTTGGTTTATTGGTACCAATTGCTATAATACGTTTTTTGTAGACAATGAAAGAAAAATGCCTACAACGTGTTCCGTCGTTCCAATCTATTAAAGATTCTGCTACTTCAGTTAAACGCTTAAAATGTGATTTGTTGGCATTCAATTCCGTTAAACTTAAATATTTCAAGTGATTGGTTATCTCTAAAGTATTCGTCTTTATAGACTACTTTTTTAATACCATTTGCAACTATGGCTGCTGCACAGCAAGAACATGGCAAAAGAGTACAAGCTAAAAGCTTGCATTCATCTCTCTTAATTAAAGAAAGTAAATTAATTTCAGCATGAATCATGTACGGACGTCTTTTGTCTCTGTCCTCCCAAAACGACTCAGGTGCTGTTATTCCGGAGCCTAATCCGTTATAAGCCACTCCAATTACTCTATTTGAGTAATCTAAAGCCGTAGCTCCGACTTGAACATACCGATCTTCAGATCGGAGAGCAGCTGCTTGGGCTATTCTTAGCGCATATTCTTCCCACGAAATTCGTTTATTCATCAACAGTGAAATCTAAATGACTATTTTCAGGCAAACGATATCCAGCAGCTTGCAAAAAACGCTCAAACGCGTATAGAACATCACTTAACGTTGCTTCGCTTTCAATAGTAATTTTAGATTTTAGTTCAATTGATTTAAAATTTTGGTTTTTGTTTACAATTTCAAACACATGCAGAGTTTCCATAAAGTTATATTATCTTCTTGATTTGTGAAATTACAACTAAATTAACGCAAAAAATATGCAAATGTTACGTCTTTGTCTTCGTTTCTTGCAGATACTGCTTTTTTGGCTATGTCTAAAGCATCGGTTTTAAATGCTCTTGTTCTATAAGAACCCCAAAGATCATACGTCCAAAGTTGGTTTTTTCCAGAAGGATACATATAAACCACGATGGCGTGTCCGGATTGCTTTTTTGTTTTTGTGTGATTAAAGTGATATATAAGGACTTCGGCCCATACATCTTGTCTATTCAACCCTTGTTTAAACGCTATTGCTGTCGGTAAACAAGCATTTATTTTTCTCTCCATCCACGATTCGGGATTTCGGGGTAAATAAGAGCAGCTTGTCAAAAAGATACAAATAACAAAAGGTTTTAACAAGCTACCTTTCATTAAAGCAAATTTTAATTATTGATTGGCAAAATTAGCGGACCAAGGTTTTTCTACATCCCAACGATCGTATTTTGTATCGATAGAACCTTGAGTTCCAGCAACTCCAGATCTCCAGAACTGATAAGCTAATGTAGCTTGCACGGAAGCTAAAGCACCATTATCTTTAATGTCGTATTGAAGATCTCCGAGTGATTGAATATAAACTCCGAAGAGAGTATATTGACGAGCTACTTGGAAATTTTTATCAAAAAGTTCCAATACTAAAATACGATCACTTTTCGGAAGAGAATAATCTCCAGCAGAAGTTTTTTCATCAAAAGTAGAAAACATTTCTGCTTCCAAAGCAGATCTGATATCATATGATTCATCACAACGGAAAGTAACTTGATATCCGGTAGAGCCAGGGTAAGAAACAGTTCCGGGAAGATTGAAATTAAGTCCCATATAAGGAACTTGAACGTTGTTAATTGTTCTTCCAGGCAAGCTTGCTGTTTCAACGTAAGTTAATTGATCGTTGCTGAATTTAATGCTTCCAAATTTGGTTAATCGAAACTGAAATAGTCTCGCAAAATCTTTATTAGAAGCTACTCTGTAGAAGTCTTGAATTGTGTATGCCATAATATTATTTAATTAAATTGTTAGATAATTTCGCTGAAATTTTGACCAGTTCTTGTTGCAATAAAGTTAACTAAAATAAACTCTGCTGCTTTTACTGGTTTGATATAAATGTCTACTATCATTTCATTGTTGTCGACATTTTCCATTGTATTGTTGCGTTCATCTGCTACGACCATGTAATCATATAACCCTTGTGTAGTTTTTGCTAGATCCATTATGGGGAGGATGGAAGTCCTTACCTTGGTTCTAGTAAATTGGGTGTTTGGTTCAAACACAAATGGTCTAAGAGCTCTACTAACGGCACGTTCTAGAGACAAGAAGAGTCTTCTTACGTTAATTCTGTCGAAGGCTGTAGGCTTACTTTGAAGTGTTTTTTGGCCCATTACAACATAGCCTTCGCCTTGGAAATACACTACAGGATTAATTGAGATTTCATATAACCTGTCTTTTTGTTTTTGAGAAGGATTAAACGCTATATCTACAGCACTAAATTTACCTCTCGTGACTCCAGCTGGAGCATACCAAGGATACGCTTTTTTGTCGCTGCCTGCAAATACACCTCCCATTGCTCCTGATATTGGCTGCCAAAAACGGCGGCCTGAATAGTTGTCTTCAATTTTTATCCAGTTTGCATATATCGAAGCATATGTAGTTTCATAAGAAGCACAAACTTTTAGCGGATTGTAAATATCCGTCGTAAAAGATTTAGACTCCATGTCTCCTACTTTGCTGTCTTTACCTGAAATAAAAACAATACGAGGAGAATCGAGAATAGTAAAGCAATCTTTTCTTGTATTTTGAGAAAAATTTACTAACACATCTGCCACTTCGGACCATTTAGGAATTACAGCCATGGCTGTAGGAATAAACGTATAATCATTGTATGCACTTGTTGCTGCATATTGAGTTGTGGAATACACGGTTGACAATCCAGAGTCAATTAAAACGTCAATTTCGTTATTTTCGATGTTTTCTAGTTGTTTTAACGCCTTAGTAAGTTTTCCTGGAACATCGCCAATGATTTTTGACAAATCAGCATTTCTCGAATCAGGAGTGTATGTTCCTAAAGGAAATAAGCCTTGACCTAAGGTGCTGACAGTAACTCTTGAAGTTGGAGACGTGCTTCCAGTTGTCCAGTCAAAGCTCTGGGAAAGGAATGGATTGACTATGCATTTAATTACCGGAGAATTGTTATTAACAAGCTCTTCAAAGAAAGCAGTTGTTAGTGCTCCACCCATTGGGCTTACTTTTTTGCGAGTTGAATCCAACGAGGCGAGATATTTTTCGCTTGAAGCAATAATAAGCTTTGTGTGATCGCTGACCGATCTACGAACTCTAAACAAGCCAAATGATAAGTTGTCTTGATAAATGTCTTGTTCAAAAGCAACAAATCCGACTTTTTCTAACACTTCAGACACAGAATACACACCATTTAATGAGTCAATATCTGTCGCTGTTAGAGAAAAATCCAGTCTGGTAAGCGGAACCGGAACGAACGGACCTGTAGCTGTAGTTAAAGTATATAACTCACTAATCGAAACAAAGTTAGGGGAACCGGCACCAACAGCGCTATTATCAGCAATACCTATATAATAACCTTCTCCGATTTCATTAATTGTTGATTGCAAATCATTGAGAACAATAAACCCGGCCTTAACATCTATAGAGGTACCAGCTGCGCCGTAGGTAGCTACACCAGCTAAGCTTGTATCAGACCAAACTACATCGCCAGCAAGAAGTTTTTCGTATTCAGTTCTAGAAAGAGGTACGTGTATTGGAGCTCCAATTTCCCAATCAAATTCTGTTGAAGGAGTGCCAACCAATGAAGAGAGCATCGGGTACACTAAAGCGCTATAACCGTTAGTGTACGCGGAACCTAACCCTTCTCCGTAACCAAGGCGTAAAGTAGTAAGACGGCCTGGAGATTTCAAAATTTCTCTACATGAGTAGTGAAAATATTTTTCAGCAGGAGTAGTAGGAGATCCGTAAATTTGTTCTAATTCGGAAACCGATGTAATCGCTAAAGGTTCATCTACTGGTCCTTGTGTTGCAAAGCCTGGAACACATACAATTGTTCCTGTTGGAGTTTGCTCGTTTAGTGAAAGATCAATTTCTGTTATTTGAATGCCGGGTGATTGAATTAGTCTTGCCATATAAATTTATTTATCTAAAATCGACATATTTTTTTCTAGAGTAACATCAAGTTGACCAAAAGCAAATTGGGCTGACGCTTCTATAATTTGTCCTTCTCTATAGGAATACATTATTGATCCTAAAGTTGTTATAAACGCGTTTGTATAACGGAATGTTATTGTGGGGATATTGTATTCGTCTAGTGCAATTATATTTATGGTTGTTTGGTATTCATTAATTATTCCTAAAATTTGAGACTCTCTGGCGTTTAACTGAGAGCCTTTGTATCTACTATGCGTTGCAGAATTTAATAAATCTAGCCATCTCCAAAGAACATAATAATTTGTATATTGATTATCAATTAAAAAATTTATTGTAAGAGGTTCGTAGTTGGGTCGAGAGTGAGAAGAAAAATTAGTCGATTGTCCTCCATATCTAGCTTCTATTGGAGGAATGCTAATTTGAGGAACAACTGTTCCATATACACTCATTTGCAACGAATCGATGTTTAATCTGGGATCGTGTTCGGCATGCTGATTTAGTATGCTGGGAAGAGTAAGCGTCATTATAAACTTATCCCCTGCAGAAAAGTTTAGTATAGAATTAATTTCGGGGTTTGTGCAAGTGGTAGGTGGCATTTTTATATAAATTCGTAACCTTGAGCTAATAAATCATCAAGATCTTCTTCGTATTTATTGGTTTCAAAAAAATCTTTTTCGGTAACATTTAATGTTTTTAATATAACTTCATCGGAGTTAGCATTAAAAGGTCTAGGAATTAATGTGGCGTTTTTGTTTAATTCTTTTAACTCATAAAACTCCTCAAATTTTTCCCAAAACCCATTATCTTTTATTTGCTGAGGTTTATGTTGCATGTCGTAGTCAATAATTTCAAAATATTGCTGACATATTTCAGATTCTAAAACAAACAAAGCCCAAACTAACGCCATTACTCGATCGTCATAAAAATTGTCTCCTTTCTTTCTAAAAGTGCCGTTAGGAAACCGAACAAATGTTTCAAATTCAGAAATTGTAGGCATGTCATTTATGTGCACAACTTGCAAATGATTAATCCAATATCTCATATTTTGAATGCCATCAAAACGGATGTTGGTGTGAGACAACACTCCCATATTTCTAGTGCGATTGTATTTGTCTTGTTCAGAAATTTTTGAATATGAGACTATCTTTTCGTAATTGTTATTGTGAAATAAAGCATCGATAACTTGAGCTCCGCAGTTATTTCTCTCAATAAGAATTGGAGGAATTCCCCAAGATTGTCCTATTGTTGATAATTTATTAGCAAAATGATAAGGCTCAATACGGGAAGATGCATATACAGCAACTTGTTCGATGTGATTTAAATTTGTTACATCTAAAATTTGCGCAACAGAAGAAGCTCTACCTATACCTTCACTAACGTCGACTCCGACAACATAGAGTTTATTTTTTTGGGGATATTGGAATACTGTATATTCTCCGTCTTCGGAAACCCAAATAGGGTCTTTTTTTTCGTTTTTAAATCGCTCGATTACGAATGCTCCTACGGCTGCTGCTCCGTCGTCTAAAAAAGTGTTGCCAAACTCTTGTAAAAATTTTTCTTCAGAACCAAAAAGTTGAATTTGATCGCTCTTCCATTTTTCGTCTCTTCCGGGCATGTCCCACCAGTTAATTTTTGCTGGCTTCCAGCTTGGTAAAGCTCCGTTTTCTGCTCCTGAGTAAATTTCGTAAAATTTATTACCTACGCCGTTTGGAGTACTTACTAATAAAATTTTTGATTTTTTACCGGACGACACAGACGGAATAACTGATGACCAAAACTCTTCAATTAAATGAGGTTCAATGAACGCCACTTCGTCGATAGCTAAAGTCGACAAAGAATCACCTCTAATTGAAGTAGCTGTTGTAGTAGAAACTAAAATGCTTGAATCGTTACCTAAAGTCATGCCTGTTTTGCCGTAATCTTTTACGCCAGGCTTAATATAGTTGGGAAGTTGCTCATAGGCCATTCTTACTCTTTTAAAAATATTAATAGCTGTCGATTCTTTGTTCGCTACAATTGCAGATCTGTGATCCTCGTTAAAGCAAGCCATCCAAAGGACGAAAATAGTAAGAAGTGTGGATTTACCTGATTGTCTGGAAGCTAGATTTACTGTAAATCTATTATTTACCATGTTTTTTAGCATGTTTTTTTGAGCTTCGTATAATTTTATTTTTTGTTTTCCGTTGTCTATGCTAACAATATAAAAAAAAGTTTCAGCAAAATAAACAATGTCATTTTTACAGTGTTTTAACTCCTCAATCATGTCTGCTGTAAACTCGTATTGAGCTCCAGCAACAGGAACGTTTTTTGATCCTCTGTAATAGTAAGAGGAATCAATAGGTTCTTGATTGATTATTTTATCAGTGGATATATTATATCCGATGTCTGTTAAATTATTTTCATCTAAAACAGAATTAAGAGCTTCATCTTCGGACGAAAATTTAGTTGCTTTTTTATTAATTCGGTCTTTTGGAAAATTACTTAAATTGTTGTTTTTTTTCGTTTGTTGTTTTTTAAAACCTTTAGGTCTTCCTCTTTTTGGTTTATTTTTAGAGCCTTTAGGTCTTCCTTTTTTGAAATAAGGCGAAGAATTCGTTTTATTTTCAAGTTCTTCTTCCATGTTAAGACTGATTGTTTGCTAGCTCTATAAAAGTTAATCTTAACAAGTCAACTAAAGCGGCTTCGTCTTTAGGAGTGGGGTGATTAAAAACAACTACTTTTTCTCCTTCTAAAGTATAACCAATTAAAGCAAACGATGAAAGATATTCCTCACATATGCCTGCTAAGTGACCGATTTCTTTAAATTTTTGTTTTTTGTCGTAAAATTGCTCATGTTTATATCTAATCAAAGCTTGGGATATCAATTGATTGATGTTGATTTGTTCTGCTTTTGATAGTAGAGTATCGTTAAGTGAATTTTCTGCCTCGACTTTTGCTACAGTAGTTGATTTGGAAGTTTTTTTGGTGGATTTTTTTCGTTCGGGCATATTATTAAAATATTTAATTTACGAAAGGGTTTTAACTCCATTGCCTGTAATTCCGTTTTTAACTAAGTGTTCTACCAACACCTCAAAAGAAGAAGTTTTGAGATTAAGCTTACCAGGAATATATTGATTGCCGTCAAATAATTCAAAAAACGAATCTCCAATAAAAGGATCGTTAATATAACACGTACAAATTACTGACGCAACTCCAGGATCGATTATAATTGTCCATGAGCGAGGATCTACTTCAGAATAATCTGCAAACAACTTATTCGCTGTGTATCCTGAATCCCTTAAACGCTTAAGGGTATATCCTAATGTTGTTAATTTATTAGCCATGCAAACTACTTACGTAGCTAATAAATTAAATCTACTTGATTAAACCAGAAATGATGTATTTAGAATAACTAGTTTCAAACTTAAAAATTTTAAGTTGTTGATTCACAGAAATCATTATTTCATTTTCAGAGAATGAAAATAGTAGTACATGTTGTACATTAAGAGGAAAATTAGTGTTTATTGCAGTGCCTGTAAATCTATCTGTTACGTTTAAAGTTAACTCATTCGTGTTTGCTTTTTGTTCATCACCAATTTTAGCAAAAACGTTTCCTTCTTCTTCTGTAAAGAAATAGACTTTTTCGGCTTCAGGAATAATCGAATTGTATTTTACTATTTCGTTTATTTTTTGTTTGTTTACTCTAAATGTCGTATCAAATTCTAAGCTGTTCAGCTTGCTTTCCGAAAATGGTTTTTTGTGAATAATATATGATTCATCTAACAAATGGTACTTAAATGATATTTTTTGTGTTTGATAGACAATCGAATTGATATTTAAAAATAAAGTAATTTCCTCTTCTTCAACGTTTGAAAACAAACGTAAAAACGTCTTGCATTCAGGAATAATTGCTGAAAACTCACTATCAAAAACGCAAGGTATTTTGGCTAAAAATATTACCGAATTATCACTAGAATGTGTAATAGTTTTGCAAAATTGTTTGTTGTTTTCTGTGACAAATTCTAGTTGTAGGTTATCAGCAATTTTCGAAGCGGGAGTTAAAATACTGTCTACAATTTGCTGCCTATTGAGAGTTACTTTCATTTAGAATTATTAATCTTTTTTCTTTTGTTAGGAGTAATTTTACTAACTTTATTGTTTTGAAGAGAATAAGCTATTGTTTCCAAACTCATAGCTATGCGTTCCCAAACATCCAGCTTAACATTTTGTGGTAAAGAAAATGCCGGAACATCAGATGATAGACGTCGAGGCTGTGGAGCTGCAACTATGGGAACAACGGTTGTTTGTTCTGATAAAGAGTGTTGTGGTGGTAAAGGAAGAGGTTCGGGTTGTTGGATTGGATAAGCTGCTTCAGCTTCTCTCTGCAGAGACTGCAGAAGTCGCTGTTCTTGAAGTTGTCTTTGTTGATTTAGTGGATTGTTTTGTCCGCCAGTAAACAAGAATTGTTTAGGATCCATTGTAACTAACTGAGGTGTAGTTCCAGCATCAGTTTGAGCTTTGGATTGAATCTGCAATAGCTCAGACCCGAAGATCTGAGCTATTGTTGCTGTGGCAATACCGTCTTCAGTTATCACCTAAGTTCCCTCCCTGGGTTAATAACACTTACAGCAACGCTTTCGTGAATGCTTTCGTAGTGGTTAACTATAACCAGGTAATCATTAATTCGTTTATCCAAATCAACTTCAAGTTTTTCAGCAACTCGACGTACCATGTCTTCTACAAAAACGGGATTCTCATACATGAGTTCTGTTTGATATGCTTCATCTACTCGCTTAAGAGCATTTACCATTGGAGCTGATGCGCTCTTTTCTACAGCTTCAATGAGCTCCTCAAACCAGAATTTATTTCCGTTGTGTAAGTTTTCTTTGTTGAGTTCTACTGTCACGTCAGCATATGATTGTTGATTGTGTGCACCGTAATCGCTGATCTCCTTTGAACACGGGCATAGAGAAGCGTACAAAACATTAGCACTCAAATAATAACGCTTTTCTCCGTTAATCAGACGACCCTCAAAAGCTCCTTTGTAAGACATATGAGATTTAATTTTAGAAACCGGAGCTTCTTTTACCATGAAATAGTCGAATTTAATCTTAATGTATGCATTATCTGATTTTAGGCGATCTTTACATTCGTCAAGGAGAATCGAAATAAGTTCATCAATTCTGTGAGTTTTGTTAGCAATCGCTTCCTCGACAAGGATCCTGTAGCGACTCATATTAGTACCTTTTACTTCGGGTGTAAGATCGGTATACAAACTGATAGTAGCTTTTGTTGGATTTACCGTCCCGTCACGTTTAACGATTTCCATTGGAACGATAATGTTACGAGACCCTACTTTGGGAATATAAAGTTTCGGAAAACCGTCAATTGTGTTTTGAATGTCAGGGATGTCCGCGTTTGTTTTGATTCTAGGCATATATTTTATTTGTGTTTATTTTAGGTGTTTTTGTGAATGTTTCAACTATGTTTGTTATTAAAGATCAGCCAAAAGCTTTTTCAAAGCCTCGTCTGTAGTTTCGTCTGTTTCATTAATATCAGTTTTGGATTCAAACGAAGTTTCTATAGAAGTTTCGGTTCGCTTTGTTGAAGTCGGTGCTTCATTACGAATAGAAGAATATTCATCGTCATTAGTTTCTTCTTCAACTGAACCGGTCGTCAAGTTAAAAAAGTGCTCGTCAAGCAATCGTTGCATTTCGGCTGGAGTAGTAGGCTTATTTACAGCTTTCAAGTCGTGAGCTGCATTATAAATTGAATCTAATTGTTCCTCTGTAACATCGAGCTTAGAAGGAGACAAAAACTTCGAAGCTGCATACGTAATCATTTGTTTGCCACCTCGATCCTTTCCTGAACGATTTTCAACCTTGATCCTCAAGCTAGAACCGTTCGTCACGTCGAACACCTTTTCTACACCGAACTCTTGAGAATCGTCTCCTTCAAGAGCAGATTCAATTATTTTAGCTAGCTCTTTGCCATAACGAAGAATTTTTACTTTACCTTCATTTTCGGGATTTTCTGGATCAGACACAACATATACGTTTACCATCCAACCTTCTTTCCGAGACAACACTCGAGAATTATCCTTTTCAGATTGAGTGCCTGTACGGTATGTTTTCAAATAGTAAGCATCAATAGGACAACTTTCACCAAAGGTAGTTGGACATAGAGCTGTCACGTATTTTCCTGTAGCATTTGAATTCCAACCGTGATTGTAATAATGGAAGATTGTCTCTTTTGGAGAATTCGCATTAGGCACCAAACGAACTTGATATGTGTTACCTGCAGTAAATTTAAGAATTTCTTTATAAAGACCGTTACCTCCTCCATCTTTTTTATCGGAAGAGAGTGATTGTTTAATTTGATCGAACATGGATTTAATATTGATATTGCTCATACAGTTTTAATTTTAGTTGATTATTTTGATTTGGCAAGCGTTTTTTGTACAAAATTTGATAGTACAGGAAAAGCCGCTTTTACGTAAGATTTAATTTGATTTGAGTTATTGTATTTCATTTTTAGGTTGTGAAATTGGGTTATAAAATCATGCACAAAAAAACTTTTTGTGTCATCTGAAATTTCAGACAAAGACGAGTGGACGTCAGTAAACTCGAATAAGCTATAAATGTTTATTTTGTTTTGTTTATAGTGCAGCATCCATGTGTACAAGTCAGCTGTCTTATGAAAAGGGTATCTGTGAAAATGCATTTTGTTTTGTATACAAAAATTAGCAATAAATCTCAAAGACTTGTTTACATCATCAATTTGTTTGTCTGGATTTTCTAATAATTGCTGCTTCTTATACAGAGTGTAGGATTTAATTGCTCTCATCGATGCAAAGTAATCTAGCCCAAAATAAGAAACGTCAGGATAAAGTTTATAAGGAGAAACGAAATAAGTTTCGTGATCAACATCTGGGTGTTTTTGTAAAAAAATAGAAATCCGTTTTAAAAATTTGTGTTTGTCTGTGTCCTTAACGTCAGAAAAATCACCTTTTGGGCGGAATGGTTTATTTTTTGATATTCTTGATATCGCTAGATGTTTGTTGTAGAGATATTTTTCGAATTCTGTTAGCTGAAGATTTTGCATTTACTTTTCGAATTACTGCTTTTGTAATTTTAGATTTTACTAGAGAAGGATAAAAATACAACAAAGATAGTATTGCGCGTTTGAAAGTTTCAGAAGCTGTAATTTCAACAAAAAAGTCTTGGTAATCTTTTTTTTCTAGGAGCAAGGCAAATAATCCTGTAACATTTATTCTTTTGTTTTCCAGCATAGAAATAAATGAACCAGCCTTCATAAGGCCTTCAGCAAATTCTTTTGAGTGAATTTTATCGAGAGGGTTAGCTTCAGAAGTATCCAAATCATCAAAATACTGGTCTATCATTTTGATCTACTTAGAGTTTAACTTAAAGGTTTCAACATTTTTGTGAACTCAACAAATTCTTCTGTTAAATTACCTCCAGCTGCTGCTTCATGGCCGCCTCCAGAAGCAATTCTTTGAACAAATTTTGATACATCAATTGTATTGTTGTTTGAACTTCGTCTTACTGCAATTCTCTTTTGATCAATAATGACTGCAATTGCAACGTCGACTCCGTGGTTTTTAAATAACCAATCACACGATTCTTGTACAAATTTTTTACAAAAAACTGCTCCAACTTTAACATTCTTGTTGTTTTCAAAATCAATATTTCCTATAAAAGGATTTAATTCGTTTAAATATTCTCTGCAGTGTTTTTTGTACAACAAAATTGCGTTCGTTTTAAATTTATCAAAACGAACAAACCCATTGTAATAATCTTCAACAAAAGAATTAAATTTATTTGATAAAGAATGATAGACTATGTTTAATTCTTCTGATAAAGGAGTTTGTTTAGCAGAAGAATCCCAATCATCAGCTAAAGCTATTAATGTTTTTTGAGCGCTTGATACTGATTTATTGGTGTTTTTAAAAAACGTGTCGTATATTAATTTTGCACAAGAGGTTTCATTGTATATTCTAACCAAGGCATGCTTAAATGGAAATATGTTTGTTTTGTGGTGATCTAATATTACTGTATTTTGTTTATCTATAGATTCTCCTAATTTGGAAACATCAAGATCTAAAAAATAAAGTTTATCCCAAACTTTTCCTGAGGAAATTAAAGAGTTATAATCTTGTTCTAATTTTGCGGGAGTGGTTGGAAGAACATTTAATTTTTTTCCATACAACCAACAAAGAACTAAATAACTTACTACTCCATCTAAGTCTGAATGTGTAACAACTTGTATTGTTTGTTCATTATTCATTTGCGTTAACTTGTAACATATTTAATGCTGTAGAGGTATTGTTTACAACATCTTCTGTGGAGTCCCCATCTTGGGCAAAATAATCAGTAGATGTTTCTTTTAGTGTTAGAGTGTTGTAATTGCACTTAAAAGCAGAATGACCGAAATTGGGACCGAAACGATTTTTTTGCATACCCATATTAATAATTCCTAACTCTCGGTCTTCCTCTTCTTGCCACAATGAGCATATTACATCGCACGTTGCCGCTAACCCAATTGATTCAGCAATTCCTTCCATTCCAGGAGAAGATGTATTGAAACTACCTCTATTAAGTTGTGTTGCGCTTACAATGGGCAAATTATATTTGAATGACAACCCTCTCAAATGTTCTGCGATTTCTTTAATTGATTCGTAAGAATTAAGGTTTTTAGCTATCGGGTGAATCAAATTAATATAATCGACTACTATTATATCAGGGCAAAATCCTTTATGTTTAAGTTTGGTGATAAATGAATCAATATGACGTATGGTAACACTTCTTGGTGGATATTCTTTAATTACTAGACGGCTGTTTACTCGGTTTTTAATATGAGATATTTGTTCTGAGAGTTCGTCAGTGTAAGTTTTTAAATCGTTGTGTGGAATTTGCGTTAATTGAGTGGATATGCGTTTTGAATACATAAACTCAGACATCTCTAAGGAGATAAGAAGTACGTTTTTGTCAGCCAAAAGCATGTTTGTTGCTAAATTTCCTAAAACTATAGATTTTCCTACATTGACTTGGCCAGCAAAAACTGTGAGTGTTTTAGGAAAAAGGCCGCCTTCGGTCTTTTCATCAAAAAACTTCCAACTAGTTGGAAGTGGATTGTAAACGGTGGTTAGATCTTTAATGTGCTTGTCGATGTCTTCGAAATACCAATGTCCTAAGTTTTCCTTCAAAGAAATATTGTAAGCCTTTTCGAAGTCTAACAAAATAGAATCTAAAGCTGATGTTTGATTCGAAAAGTTTTCTGCAACGTTTAAAACTGTCTTGTAGACCAATCGTTCTTTTAAGAATTTTTCTGTATTTGAAATTAGTTCTTCTTTGTTAAACGGTCCCTGCAAACCACTCAATTTAGTTTTAATTTCAGCAAGCGCTTTTTTGTCTTCTTCGCTGACAAATCTTGCTTTTATTTCCGTCAATGACGGTACTGTACCTCTTTCTGTAAAAAAAAGGGATATACAATCAATTACTTTGCCGATATTTTTGTCTACAAAAAACGAAGGATCTGTATATGATATAATGGAACTTAAATATTCAGAATCAGTTAAAGCATTATATAATAATACTGACTCAAAATAATCTAAATCTAATTTGGATTGAGTTTTATTATTCGTCATCATCAACTAGTTGATCTTCTTGATTGGATGTATCAGTTGAACCATAACATAATTCTTCTCGGAGTTTTTGTTCTAAAATTGGACACACCTTCTTCCAAAAGTCGACATCCTTTTCAAGGTTCTTTCGGTATCCTACACTCTCTCCTTGAAATTGATATGTCTTACCAGACTGTTCAATAATACCTAAAGCCAAAGCAATATCAAACAGGCCTGTATTTTCATCGAGTCCTGTTTTAAAATTCAAATACAACTCCGTTTTAAGAAAGGGAGGCACAATACGATTTTTAACTGTCATTGCTGACATGGTTACGCCGGAAACGTTGTTAGAAATTGCAATTGATTTTTCATCTGGATTTTCGGAAATTTTTTCATTACGTATAGCAAGTTGTACCAACACAGAGGCCAAATAAATTGGACCTTTTCCTCCAGCTTGATTTTTAATCAAGCTTGGAAACATTTCCATTCCTTCATAAATGTGATTTGAAAAAAGAATCGGAACTCCGGCTTTAGCAGCTTTGTAAGTAATTGATCTCATCATACTCTTTGTTGCTTTAGCTCTTTGTCCTACATCTGCTGCATCTTTACCTTTACGGGCATCCTCAATTTCTTTTGATGACGCGAGGTTTCCAAGAGAGTCTATAGATACGATAAATTTGAGCTTTGGGTCATTTGCTGCAATAACATTATCCAAAAACGCACTTATTTGGTTTCTGCATTCCTCGATTGTTTCGACTGGGTAGTATTTTGTCTTTTTTAAATCTAAACCAACATTTTTAGCGCTATCTTTATCAACAGCGACCTCTGAATCCCAAATAACTGAAATATAGCCTTTCTTTTGAGCGTTGGCCATAATTTTGTTAATAATAAGCGTTTTTCCTGCACCTGATGGCCCAGCAAAACCTGTAATTCTTCCGACAGGAACTCCTTTATATAAGGAACCTGAAATAATAGCATTTAGTGCTTTAGAACCTGTATCGATCCAATCTGAAGGCGTTGATATCGAAGTTTCGTCCATCATTCCTCCGTCAGGATTAAGCTTGTCAACGGAGCCAAAAATATCTTTAAGTGAATTACTCATCTAAAAAAGCATACGACAATTAAACTCAATTTCAACTAAAAAAAAAATCCCACTCCGAAGAGTGGGATTATGATATACAATATACAAGACTAAATTATTTCGCTTCCTCTTCTTCGTCAAAAAGCTTAACTAATTGAGGCTCTGGCTGAGTTTGAGGAGTGGCTTCTACTTGACGAAACATTTGCTCGTATTGAGAAATAAATTGTACTGCAAACGTAACATCGTCAGAAAGAGTAATGTTTGATTTGCGATAATTCCAAACAGTTGGTTCGTTCCGATCAGCTTGAAATTCTCTAAAGAACAAAGGTAGAATTTGTAATTGTAATTGGTTTGTTTGTGGATTTGGTTGTACATGCACAACTGCTGGATTTTCAATTGAAACGGCTTCGTCTGTTTCTGCAACGACTTTACCGATAATTGTTCTGCCGATGGTGTCCAAAAACACCGTTAGTGGTTTATTGTTTGTTTGGTTCATAGTTTATATAATTTAACATTAGATTTTTCAATTTCAACATCGAAATATAAATATTGTAATAATTTTTCTCCTTTTGATGTCAATAAAATTCGATCATCTGAAGCAATGTAAATAATATCGTATACATCCAGCGTGTATAGCAAATCTTCCATCAAATTGGTTTCTAAAAATTCCTGTAAATAGTAATCTTCTTGGGAAATCGAAATAAGAGTGTAATACAATTCATGGCTAGTTAGTGCATCTAAATGTGTATTTTTACTCACAAATTAATTTATGTTATTTCGCAAATAAATCAAACAGATCAGTTTGTATTTCTTTCCCTATCTCTGGCAAAGACCAACCAATTGCTTGATATAACCTTTCTATAGGTTGAGTCACTAACTTAGCAAACATTTTATCCCAATCCACCTTAATGCCAAATTCTTCCGGTAAGATAGAGGTGTATGTTATAGCATCCAATCCGTATTTGTTTTTAGCACAATATAGTTTTTTTACTTTTTGACCGGCTTGAATAGCTTCAAATTTATCGTCTAGTTTCAATTCTTTAATAAGAATATTGTACGCAATTGCCCCTTTTACGTGAGATGGAGTAGCGTTATTAAATTTGTATAAAGATGCTCCATTTGCATATTTTTCTAAATTGTTAATGGAAGTTCTAGCTGCAATGTCGTTGGGGTCTAGTGCCTGAAATGATGTGTGGCAATTTTGATATACCTCGTTTGATTTTTTGCGACATTGAGTAAGCAAAGCTGTTTTTGTTATATCCTCAATTAATTTTTTAACTTTTTTTGGAGTCGTAGAACGAACAAGTTCTACTCCTGTATATTTAAATTTATCGGTCGGTACACCCTCGACATCTAAAACGTGGAGTATATATCTTTTCTTTTGAAGAAAAATACCTACGTCTGAAATAACTTCTCTTTTAAAAACGTAGCGAGGATCTACAGAAAATAATTCTTTTTTTGCCCACTCAAGAATTTCTTTATTTACTATCTCGTCAAGCTCGTTAACAAATTTGTGGGCTTTTTCTGAAATTTCGTTGCCGTTAAGCAAATCAATTTGGAATTTTTCAAGAAATGGATTTACTGTAATATAAATCGAATCTGTATCTTGATATAGGGTGCAAGACTTATCGATATTGTATTTTTGTTTTAGATAGCAATCAATAATTTCAGCTCCAGCTTTCGCCACGTTTTGGCCAGTGACCGTAATTGATGTTGCGTTATCAATATCCATCAACGAAGAATGTTTGTTCGCAAATGTACCGTAAATTGAATTCAATAAAATTTTAAAAGTATATTGAAGCGTGTCTAAATAAGTTATTTTAAGCAAGGTTTGCTTGTCTGACTTTTTTAATTTTTTAAGTAAAGTTAATTCGTTTTTGGTATTTACTCGCTCTTTGTAAATTTGATCAATAAGGTTCGGAATTACCCCTTTTGTTTTTTGAGAATATAAAACACCAGCTTTTGAAAGTGCTACTTTTTCGGTTTTCAAAAAGGTGTGAAATTTATCAATAGAAAGAGTGTGAGATTTTCCGTTTAACAAAACTAGTGCTACTTCTTTGTCTGTTTGATCAATTACTTTGCCTAGTTTGGTTTCAGGAGATATGTTTAACGTAATAATTGTATTTGGATACAAAGAATTTACGTCAAAACTTACAATTGCTTTTTGCAAGCCTTTTTCTGGATCTCTTACGTAACCTCCTTCGTATGACTCTCTATCAATTTTGTTCGGAAAAGTAGGAATGACATAACCTTGCTTTGAAGCTTGTATCGCAACAGCTCCTGTTACAATTGCTACTTTACCTAAAGCTGACTCGAAATTTGTACATCCTTTATAAGAAAGTATTCTAGCAATTTCCAAAAATTTAAGCTTTTCTTCCAATCTCACAAGCAAGTGAACGTCTTGTATATTATAGTCTACAAATGTCTTCCAATCCGTTTGTGCTAATTCTCCGAGACTGACAGCGTTGTGTGCTATTTTTCCTTCGCCTAGTTCTAATTCGGAAATATAATTCAAGCTAAATGATTCCTTTTCTCCTGGAGAAAACGTCTTGTACAAGTCCATATAATCCAAAAGGGATATGCCTTGGATCGACCATATGGTTGTTTCTTTGCCCATATCAGTAAAGACTTTTCTTCCTCTGACATTGCCTGTCGGAGATAACTGATTGATAAAATCTTCCCCAAAAACTTTTCTAAAACGATTTATAATATACGGAAAATCGAACCCTTGAGAATTCCAGCCTGACGCAACATCTGGATAATCCAACTTCCAAAAATCCACAAATCTTAAAATTAAGTCTTGCTCATCTTTGCATCTATAATAAACGCAATCCTCTATAGAAGGAGAGTATTCGTTTTTTAATCCCCAAGTGTGTGTAATTTTTTTAATGCTATCATACACAGTAATTAAATTAATGGGAACTGCTGCTTTTTCAGGAGTAGGAAAGCCGGATTCAAAAGTAGTATCAACCTCAATATCCAATAAGAAAATTTTAAGAGGAAATTGAGAAAATTCTGGATCATTATTTTGATCCTTATACATTTCTATAAGAAATTGTTGCTCTGGACCTAAATTGTGAAATATTCTTTTGTTTGCAGTGTTGTCAACGAATCTGCGTCTCTCAATGCTGTTTTTGAATTGCTTCTTTACAAGCGACGTTTTGAAAATAGACGTTGCATCACTCGAACCTTCTTTCTCTAAGAAAAGGTACGGTCTAAACGGTATTTCGGTATCTATCCTGTCCCCATCTTCTGTCCACGTACGCAAAAATACTGATTCATTAAAAGGATTATAAGAAGCTGAACGATACATATTCGTTCTCTACTTTAGACGAAATGTTAAGAATGTCAAACGATAAATCTTCTTTCAGAAGATTTATAAGGAGTAAAGTACACTTCGTAGTGTTTCATTAAATTGTGATCATCATCTAGCCAAAACTTTTCAGCAAAAGCTCGTGACTTTTTGCACATATCTGAATATGTTGTTTGATTTTTTAACGCTGTTTTAATGCAATCAATAAACTCATTTCCGTTTTTGTATTTCAAAAAAGCATCTTTGTATGTAACCATATCTGGACATACACATGGCAAACCAAGTGCACCCGCTTCAATTAATTTAATGTTGGATTTACAACGATTAAAATTATTGTCTTGTAAACACGCAAAGGTCAATTGAGCTCCAGAGTTAGCCATAGTTTCAGGAAATTCTGATAACTGGACCCATGGAAAGAATTTCATTTCTCCTTTGTCGATAAAGGGTTTTAGCGTCAATGGATAGCTACCGTAAAAATGCCAATTGAATTCAGTTCTGGTTTTAATAATATTGTCCACAACAAACGCAAAGTCGTCTTGTTGATTGGTTCTGTTAAGCACATCACAATGAGTGCCTGAAGCAAAAATAGCAACTATTGGTTTTTTCTTGTTTTTGTCGTAAGCTTTTAGTAATTGATTGAGATTGTAGTATCTATCAAACCACCATTTCATAAGATAGTTTGGAATTACTGTAATTTTTTTATTGTCAATCTTTGATGACATGTATTCTTTAAAGTAATCGGTTGTAACAACAATTTCGTCCATAATACCAAGAATGTCTTTAATGGACGATTGAATTTCAGGTGAAGTAAACGCATCTCTGTTTCGATTGTAAATAGGAATATCTTCCGCAAAAACTACATCATCTACTTCGTAAATCATTTTAGTTTGTTTTTGTGTGCGTTCTCCCATTTGTTTAAGAGCAAATAAAAAGTCCTTTTGGTATGTTGTTGCTTGTCTTTGTACTTTAATGGAGTCAACGGTTTGATAAAACCGTTCATCTAAAATCATAGTTGTAGATTCTGTTATGACAGCTTTTTGGTTGATGTTTAACAAAAAATTAGCAGACATGCAACGATAAAACCCACAACCACCGTAATCAGCCAAGTAGTTTAAGGCTCGCTTAAGACCGGTTGAAGGCATGGCTGGTGGAGGAATTACTGGAGGTTGTGCAGTACGAGTGACTAAATTTTGTGTCGGAACTCCATATGGGGTTCCAATCGGCGCTCCAATTAAACTTTTAATGCCTACATCTACTATTTGATTCATCATAATATATAAAGATTAATTACAAAGTATAATAAAAAAGACTAGGATTGAATTGAAGAAATCCCATTCTTTTTTATTACGTGTATTGTGTGTTCTGCTTTTGTTGTTACTTCTGGTCCTCTGTGTGTAATAATGTAACAGGATTCCCCGCTTTCGTTAAAGCGCTCTCTTAACAACCTAAGTGTTAGATACACCCCTCTATCATCAAGCGACGAATCTAATAATTCATCGTAAAATACCGTGCTAAAATTAACATCTCCTTGGAGTCTCCGTATATCAGCAAAAGCAAATAAACATGCTAGATCAATTCTTTTTCTTTCTCCTCCAGAAAAGTTAAAATAAGACTTTTGGTTGGAACTCTCATCTACTATTTCTTCGTCAAAAAATTCATTAAATTGGCACAGACAATTTGCTTCGAGTTTTTTGAGATAAAAAGCTAGACGAGAATTTAATACTTTGAGAATTTTTTTTACGATAAATGATTTAATTCCCTCTTCTGAAATCACAAATTTAACAGTTTCTAATACATTTAATTCGTTGTTTAATTGATTTACCTTTTCTTTTACTTCAATCATTTGCTTTTGAAGTAGAGCTACTTTTCCTTTAAGTTCGTTATTTTGTTCTTTGTTTACGATTAAAACTTCTTCTTCAATGTCTTTTAAATTTAATTTTAAATGATTAATACTAAGAGTAAATGAATTGTTATCGTTTATTGTTTTTGTAACAAGAGTTACATTTTCAATGCAAACTTTTTTTGCAGCTTGTAAGCTAACTATCTGTTGGTCAATTTCATCTAAACTTTTTTTAATTTTATCTTCTGCTTGAGTAAATTGATTTATTGTTGCTTTGTGCTTTGTAATAAGTTTGGATACATGATCTATGTGCTCTTCTGAATATTCTCTAGAACATGTTGGACATTTGTCTTTGTTCGTTTGAAGTTGTTTTATTTGCTTGTTTTCGGAATTAACTTCTGCTTGTATAGTGTTAATTTTTGATTGGAGTTTTTGCTTTTTTTCATTCCAAGATACTAACAGAGTTTCAATACGATTCAATTGTTCTGTGTCTTTTTCGGTGGTTGGCGCATCCAATTTAACAATTTTGTTTTCTAATGTTTGTATGTCCGAAGTAATCGTTTTTTTCTTTTCATTTAGCTTGCTAAAACGCTCCGTTTTTAACTGTTCATAATTTTCTAATTGGGTTTGATTAAAAGAAAGCTCTGCTTGGGTTTGTTCTAATTTTGCATACGTTAATTCGTAATCCTTTTTAAAAATGCTGTAATCGTCTCTAACCCTTAAGACCATTTGAGTAAAAACTTCAAGACCTAAAACACTTTCAACAAATTTGCGCTTGTCTGTTTTTGGTAAAGCCATAAAAGGCGATGCATTATTAGCAGACATAATAACAGAGTTTTGAAAAACTGTAGCTGGGGTGTGTATTAACTGTTGGATTAATAAGTTTGTTTTAGCTAAAGTTGACCGTGTTATGTCTTCATCGTTTTTAATAAGCTTACATTGAGTGGGATTTAATTTTCTTATAATTGTATAAGAATCTGTCGTGTTATTAGAGTTAACAGAAAATTCTAAGCGTACTTCACACCTCTGTTTAGTTAAGCTGTTTTGAACGTAATCTTTAGAAATTTCTCGGAGAGTTGTTCCATATAAAGCGTAATAAAGTAACTCCGTTATACTGGATTTGCCTGCTCCGTTCTTGGAATCTTCTTTGTCGTGATTTGTTCCAATTATAGCGTTTACTCCAGGTCTTAAATCAATAGAGTTGGTTTGATTGCCGAAAGAAAGAAAATTTTTTCCTTCAAGCAATTTAAAAGTAATGAATTTCATTTAGCCAAGTCTAGTATAGCTTTTGAAACAAAAAAGACAACTTAGCCAAACCATTTAAATTTTGAGTAATAGAGCTCGTCTGATAAATAATGAGCTCCGTCTCCTGGATGCAGTTCTATGAGTCGAGACTTGTTTATAGAGGTAGCCATAGCAGAAGGAGCACTTAAATTACCACAATAATGTTTACAACTGTTTAATTTAACATAAAAATCTTCCAGTGTACTAACTTTAATCATAGGAATTTTTGAATTAAACGGGAATGCTTTATACTGATGTTCATCATAACAAATGAATGCACAGTCGTAATCATTTATTAAACGCTCGTATA